GTACGCGCATCTTGTCGAGCATACGGTTCGTTTCGAGTGCAGCCGTGCTTCTGCCCGTGACACGTCCTCCTTTGGTGTCCCACAGCTTGGGATCGACGGTCAGTTTGCAGCTGAACTGCGTCTGGCAGCCGTCCACCGTGATGCGTCCCATGACGGGCACTGTCCCGTCCTTTTTCACTACCTGACGTTTGCGGTAGAAAAATCCTCGATAGAAGCCACACGAAGCCAACGGAGGACAACTATTTAACAGATAGTGATTTATGCGGTATTTCTCATAGCTTTGCAGAATAGGCAAAAAAGCAAAATTACGCGGATTGCAGAAATAGTTAGGTTTCCAAATCGTAACCCCGACAAACCTGCATTTTTAACAACCCAATACTGATTTTGCGCTGTTCTGCAGAGGTTTGCTTTCAGCCATTTGGCGCATGTGAAACTAATTTTGCAACCAAAAAAGCAGACAGTATGAGAGCGACATTCAAAGTGCTGTTCTTCGTGAACAGGAGCAAGGAGAAAAACGGTATTGTTCCCATCATGGGACGGGTGACAATCAACGGGACGCAGGCGCAGTTCAGCTGCAAGTATTCCGTTGCGGTGGAGTTATGGGACACCAAAGCCAACAAGGTGAAAGGAAAAAGCAAGGAGGCTCGGGACATCAACTTTGCCCTTGACAACATCAAGGCGCAAATCATCAAGCACTACCAGCGCATTTCCGACCGTGAGGCTTTCGTGACGGCGGAAATGGTACGCAATGCTTATCAGGGCATCGGTACGGAGTATGAAACGCTGCTCCGTGCCTTCGACAAGCATAATGCAGACTTCGCCAGACGTGTGGGCAAGGACAGGACAAAGGAAACCTTATACAAGCATACCATATCCCGCACCCATGTGGCTAACTTCATCAAGTATTACTACAAGCGGAACGACATCGGCATGAACGAACTCACAGAGGATTTTCTGAACCAGTACTGCATCTATCTCCGCAATGAAGTGGGTGTGCAACAATCCACAATCAGACTGTATTGTGCTCCGCTGAGGTCTATCGTGACCCATGCACACAAGAATGGTCTGATACCGAGAGACCCGTTTGCCAACTGTTATGTCAGCGGCGGCACAAAGGAGCGAGAATTTCTAACGGAGAAAGAAGTGCAGACGCTCATGTCGCACCGTTTCGATGACCCTGCAATGACGGTTGTCAGGGATATTTTCATCTTCGGATGCCTGACGGGAATATCGTTCATCGACATCAAGAACCTCACTACCGACAACCTTGTCACTATAAACGGCAGCCTGTGGATTTCATCGGTACGGCAAAAGACGAATATCCCCTTCCGTGTGAAGCTGATGGAGAGTGCATGTAAAATCATAGACCGTTACGAACCGTTCCGCAGAGGAAAACGCCTGTTCAATTTCTATCGGAACGGCTGGACGAATGTTCTGCTGAAACAGATTGCAGCGGAATGTGGGATAAACAAGCATCTGACCTTCCACATGAGCCGCCACTCGTATGCGGTGATGGCTATTTCGAACGGTATGCCGATAGAGAGCGTGAGCAAGGTGCTGGGGCATACGAAGATTACCACCACACAGCATTACGCCAAGATAACCACGGAAAAGCTGGACAAGGATTTTTCCATGCTGGAAAGCAAAATTAGCGACAAGATGAAACTTGTATGAACTTGAAAGCATGAGTATGGAAAGGGTTATCATAACCACAACAGAATATGGTAAGGTAATACTGCCTGATATACCGAATGAAAATGTTTGGATGTCTGAACCGGAATTGGTGGAGCTGTTCGGGGTAATCGCCCCGACACTCCGTGCCGCTGTCAGAGCCGTGTATAAAAGCGGTGTCCTGAAAGAATACGAGGTGCAGAAATATGTTTGCTTGGAAAACGGTTGTTATGCCGATGTGTTCGGCTTTCCGATGATAGCGGCACTCGCTTTCCGTATCAACAGCTTAGGTGCGGAACAGGTGCGCAAAGCCATATTTGAAAGGCTGTACTTGCGAAAAGAGAAAACAAGCATCTTCTTTTCGCTGGTATCCAACAATATGGATTCATTTAATTATCAGGCGTAAAGCCTATTAAGATGGCGACATGAAGTAGTTAAATCTATGTGTATTCCCATTGTCAATAATGTATTTATACGGATAACCACATAGGTGTGTTGCCATTCATTCGTATTAATGTATTTATATTCAGTCCCGAAGAATCAACTGTTTCAGACCTGCTTCTTCGGGATTTTTTGTTTTTACATCTGTTTTCAACCACGAACCATTGATTTTCCTGTCTCGATTCGCTTTTTTCTGCGTTCTGCTGCGTTTTGCTTAATAGGCTGTCCGATAATTGATTATACTTTTGTGGCTGACATTTTATCAAACTAAAATCGAATAATATGACAGCCAAAGAAGAAAAAGACAGCCAGCGACCGCCATCGGACAGCGTCATGGCAAAGGAGGAGTTTATCCGTGTGGGTACGACCCTCTACAAGTTAGTGAACCAGCCCCGACTGAACGGAGGCTATGTGAAGAAGCGTATCGTATGGAACAACGAGACGCTGCGGCAGGACTATGGCAGGGACTATCTCGCTACGGTGCCGAAGTATGACGGCTTCTGCACCGTACCCGAACACGCCAGGTATCAGCCTGTAATCGGCAAGTTCCTGAACCTCTATGAGCCGATAGACCACAGACCGGAAGAGGGCGATTTCACGCATATCCAATCTTTGGTACGGCACATCTTCGGGGAACAGTACGAATTGGGCATGGACTACTTGCAGCTGCTCTATCTGCATCCCGTCCAGAAGTTGCCCATCCTGCTGTTGGTATCGGAGGAGCGCAACACCGGCAAAAGCACGTTCCTTAACTTTCTGAAAGCCCTGTTTCAAAACAATGTCACATTCAACACCAACGAGGATTTCCGCAGCCAGTTCAATTCAGACTGGGCAGGCAAGCTGCTTATCCTCGTGGACGAGGTGCTGCTCAACCGCAGGGAAGACAGCGAGCGGTTGAAGAATCTCAGCACCACGCTCTCCTACAAGATGGAAGCCAAAGGCAAAGACCGTGACGAGATAGCTTTCTTTGCCAAATTCGTGTTGTGTTCCAACAATGAGTATCTGCCAGTCATCATCGACGCAGGGGAAACACGTTATTGGGTGCGTAAGATAGACCGCCTGCAGTCCGATGATACCGACTTCCTGCAAAAGCTGAAAGCGGAGATACCCGCCTTTCTCCATTTCCTGCAACGCAGAAACCTATCCACCGAAAAAGAGAGCCGTATGTGGTTTGCTCCATCGCTTCTGCATACCGAAGCCTTGCGTAAGATTATCCGCAGCAACCGCAATCGGTTGGAGATAGAGATACACGAACTTATCCTTGACATCATGGAAAGTGTCGGCACAGACACATTTTCCTTCTGCCCGAATGATATTCTTGTGCTGTTGGTAAACACGCAGGTCAAAGCGGAAAAGCACCAAGTGAGAAAGGTATTGCAGGAGTGCTGGAAACTGACGCCTGCGCCCAACGGTCTGACATATACCACCTACCAGTTGAACTACAATCGGGAATGTCGGTATGAGCCGATAAGGAGGGTGGGACGCTATTACACCATCACAAGGGAACAGCTTGAATCCCTGTAATTCTATTATTTTTTTGTTGAATTGATGAATAGGAATATAACTATGCTGATAACAAGCGATATACACTCTCAACAAAATCTCAACACTCCAAAAGAGAAGTTGAGGATAACACACCGTCCGACTGTTGATTTCTCTTTTGGCAAGTGGTTTGTTGAGAAGCCGTTGAGGAAGTATAATACTGTATATAAGGATATTAAACTATCCATTCATCAAATCAACGTTTTTCCAACCATCATCAACCCCACTATAATACTAAACCAATTAAAAGACTGAAATATGAACATCCAAGATGCAAAACAAATCAAGATTGCAGACTACCTGCAAAGTCTGGGCTACTCGCCCGTGAAACAGCAAAGCGGCAGCCTGTGGTATAAATCCCCGTTCCGCCGGGAAACGGAAGCATCGTTCAAGGTGAACACCGACCGTAACCTGTGGTTCGATTACGGGCTGGGTAGAGGCGGCAACATCATCACTTTGGCACAGGAACTATATGGCTCGGATTATGTTCCCTATTTGCTCGACAGGATTGCGGAACAGGCACCGCACATCCGACCTGTATCTTTCTCTTTTCGCCGGCAACCATACGAGCCGAGTTTCCAACATTTGGAGGTACGGGAACTTTCGCATCCGGCATTACTGCGCTACTTGCAGGAACGTGGGATAAACACAGCTCTTGCAAAGCCGGAGTGCAAGGAACTGCATTTTATCAACAACGGCAAGCCTTATTTCGCTATCGGCTTCCCTAATGTGGCAGGAGGCTACGAGGTGCGCAACCGATTCTTCAAAGGCTGCATAGCACCGAAGGACATCAGCCATATCCGGCAGCGGGGAGAGCGGCGAGAAAAATGCCTCGTGTTCGAGGGCATGACGGACTATCTTTCATTTCTCACGTTACGGATGAAGAACTGCCCGACCATGCCTGACCTTGACAGGCAGGATTACGTTGTCCTCAATTCGGTTTCCAATGTTTCCAAAGCCATAGATACGCTGCACGGATATGAGCGCATCCACTGCCTGCTCGACAATGACGAGGCAGGGATAAGGGCATATCAGGAACTGAGAAAAGAGTTTTCCGGACGCCTCCGTGACTTCTCCGACAATTACAGGGGCTACAAGGATTTGAACGATTACCTGTGCGGTAAGCCTTTGTCCCAATCGGCAGAGCCGATGAAGCAGGAGCCGCAAGTCCAATCCGCAAGGCGGATAATGCAGCCACCGAAGAAGCGAGGGCTGAAAATGTAGGGAGAGGGACTCAGCAGCCGCACGGATATTTACCGGCGGAAAATACCATAGCTTATTAGGGAATTTTTCCGAACCGCATTGCAAGCAACGCTGAAAATTCCCCAATAAGCCAAAGAGGTTGCACCTCTCTGGACTCTCCCGACCAACGGCAGAAGCCGTACAAAAGCAATCATCAATCATTGTTTCACAAACTAAAAAAGAAGTCATATATGAGCTACGCAGTATTACACATGGAGAAAACAAGCGGAACGGATGCCGCCATGTCAGCGCACATAGAGCGCACCATCCGACCGAAGAATGCGGATGCAGGCAGGACGCATCTCAATCGGGAATTGATAAGTTTTCCTGACGGTATTGAAAACAGGACACAGGCTATACAGCACCGGTTGGACACCGCAGGACTGACACGCAAAATCGGCAACAATCAAGTGAGGGCAATCCGTATCCTGCTTACGGGAACCCACGAGGATATGGAACGTATCACCAATGATGGGAGGCTTGATGAATGGTGTAGCGACAATCTGAAATACCTCGCTGACACATTCGGCAAGGAGAATATCGTGTCGGCAGTCCTGCACATGGACGAGCAGACACCGCACATACATGCTACACTTGTTCCCATTGTCAGAGGAGAACGCAAACGCAAGAAGAAGGAGGAACAGGTGAAGAAGCGATACCGCAAGAAACCGACAGACACAGTCCGATTGTGTGCCGATGATATAATGACACGTACCAAACTCAAATCCTATCAGGACACATACGCCCAAGCCATGAGCAGATACGGATTGCAACGTGGCATAGACGGTTCTGAAGCGAAGCACATTTCCACACGGCAGTATTATCGTGATTTGGTGCAACAGACAGAGCAGTTACAGACAGATATAGAGCAACTTCAAGACCGCAGGGAAACGGCACAGGAGGAACTCAGACGGGCGAAAAGGGAGATACAGACTGAAAAGCTGAAAGGTGCGGCAACAACCGCAGCTGCCAACATCGCCGAGAGTGTCGGCTCTCTTTTCGGCAGCAATAAAGTCAGGACATTGGAGAGGGAGAACAGGAATCTGCATGAGCGTATATTTGAGCTTGAAGAAGAAGCCCGACAAAGGGAACAGCAACAGGCAAAGCGCATACAGGAGATAACGGATGCATATGAACAGCGGCATCGCAAGCTGTCAGAGTTCGTGAATTTCGTCAAACGCTATTTCCCGTATGTTGAAAAGCTGATGCCGACAATAAAGTTCTTGCGTGACACTCTGAATTTTGGCGATGGGCTTATCAGGAAACTGTGTGCATTCAAGGACGTTTCAATTAAAGGCGACCTTTATTCTCCCGAGTTCAGGCAGCACTTTAAGGCTGACGGTGCGGTTTGCTCTCTCAAACAGAATACGGAAGGTAATTTCGATTTCAAGATAGACGGAGTTTCGCATGTAAGTTGGTTCAGACGCAGGAAAGATGAGTTTATGGAAGCGTTGGGATTGCCGACAAGGAAACAAAACAGGGGTATTCAGTTGTAAATCAAATAAAGTCCGTGATAGTTGAATGCCATATCACGGATTTTTTGTACTTTTGCACTTGGATTGAGGTGACTCTTTCCAAGACATATTGCTCAATAGCTTCACAATCACCACCGCAAGTAAAAGAGCAAATCATCAATATTGGGACTGCACCCATACGGGCGCAGGCATCCCATATTTGATGATGGTTTGTGGTGAACCGTGAAGCGTATGGCGTATGTCTGCGCTTTTTTGTAACTAAAAAACAAAGAATATGAGAAGAATATTATTAGGAGCTTTGCTCGTTACATTGTTTGCATCATGCAGCAAATCGCTGGAAGATAAGGCGAACACATTGATAGAAGAGGATATAAAGAAAACATTGTATCATCCTGAAACGTACGACCCGGCGGAAACTCAGGTTGATAGCGCATTTACTCCTTTTGATGATCCTGTATTTTATGAAAAGACAATACAATTATGCAAAATAGGGATGTCTATTGATGAATATGACAGAAAGATGAAGAGTGCAAAATCTTCAATGTCTATTTGGAGCGGACCATACCAATCTGCTTATAGCAAGAATGAATATCAAGAAGCAAAAGATGAATATGACGAGAACGCACAGAATAAAAAAAATGCGGAGAAAAAAGCAAAGAAACTTGCAGACGAACTGAAAACCATGCTGGATAAAGAACAGTTGTTTATAGGTTTTAAAGCTCGACATCGTTTTCGTGCTAACAACAATGCTGGGCAAATCGTTTTCGGGGAAATGAAGTATCTGTTTGACAAGGACATGAACAAGATTGTAGCATCATACGACATGGATGATGACGAATATAAGACCGTGCAAATTGTTTATAAGCAGATGCTTGGCGAAGATGTTCAGATTGAGGGCGAAAATTTCGATGATGACGAAGTATTGGAAGAATAAAAGTTGTACAATAAGATGATACACACGTTTTACGATGTTTTGTCGGATGTCATATAACTTTGCATTGTAAAATCAAAACTGTTAATATGACAAACAAAAGAACTATAGGAGAACTCATAGAAAATGAAGTTCGCAAACAACAAATTCCGATTACTGAATTTGCTAAGATGATTTGCTGCCAAAGAAATAATGTTTATGACATTTTTAAACGCAGCAAAATGGATATTGCTCAGTTGAAGCAAATTTCAAAAGTACTGAACCGCAATTTCTTTAAGGAACTTGCCGAGGATGTGGAACTGATAAACGACAGCAAAGAATCTGAAGAAGAGGTAATGAAGCAAAAAGCTGTATCGCAGTTCTTAAATGTCGTACCAGATATACTGCGCAAATTAGGAAAGTCTTCAGCTATAGTTTTCAGTAAATTAGATGAACCTGGATATGAGGATTGCCCTACACCTGATTTTGGATTGTCTGACTATTTTATTACTTTCACTATAGGTGAAACCCTAAAAGAGCGTATAGGTAATTGCGCTGCACTTCCGATAGCTCCTGCCTTTAGCGATGATGGCTGTATGGTAGAAGTATGCACTAATGTTGTTTATAGGTCAGTATGTGTAAATGTAAAATTGGATTATAAAACAGCCGATGAATGGTACAAATTTTTAGCTTTTGCATTTGAAATTTATACAAGATTTGGGAGGAAATAAACAATGAATATACATTCTATTCTGAATGATTATACGGAAATAAAAGAATGTTCTTATAAAGGAGAACATTATTCCGTTCGTGATAACGGAGCTGTATTACGCCATGCACGAGAAGGAAAGCGTATAAGGAAAGATGATAATACGTGGACTTTCGGAAAGCCAAATGAGAATACTGGATATATGGAAATTGGGACAGAACGGGTACATCGAATTGTGGCTTTCGCTTTTCTTGGCGAACCTCCCACACCTCAGCACATCGTTGATCACATTGATACCAACCGCAGGAACAACAGACCTCAAAACCTCAGATGGCTGACAAAGTTAGAAAATGCGTTGAACAATCCGATAACAAGAAAGAAAATAGAATATCTTTGTGGGAGCATTGAGGCTTTTGTGAATGACCCTTCAATAATACAGGAGTTTGTCGATGACAATCCAAATTATGAATGGATGAGAACCGTAACACCGGAAGAAGCAAAAGCCTCTTACGAAAGATTGTGCGCCTGGGCAGAAACAAAAAATAATGAGAAATCTTTAGGCGGAGCTATTGGAGAATGGATTTATACTCCTTATGGAAGGGAAGAGAAGAAATCTCCTTTTGAGAGAGAACAACATAATATAAATGTAACTTCGGAACAAATTGGCAATATGATTAGTATTGATTCGCACACAGATAGCCTGACCGAATCATTAACACCTAATGCCATGCAAAGATATTGGCGTACACCAACAGAATTCCCACTCTGTCCTTCTGAAGTTGGAGATAGGCCACTGACCACTTATCTGAACAATTTGAAAAAAGGTGCTGTCATAACTAAAAATCAATATGCCACACATTTTATAGATGATTTTGCATCATGTAATGATAATCGCCTTGTGATAATCACACATGCAGATGATGGAATAAAGAAGTTCTCAATGATTACTATAACATTTGAGGACGGGAAATACGTGCATGAAGGAACAACGTTCTTTGAGGAACAAGGTGCGCAAAAGGCTCTTACTTTGGCTCAGGGACTTAAATGGGAAGGTGAAGACGGAATAGATGATTATTGTTAATAGACATGATATGAAAAGACTATTTATCATAAGTGCTTTCTTGATGATGTTTTACACATTATACGCACAAACTGTTACAGACTCTGCAACAGTTGTTAGAAGTGTTGATGAAGTTGCAAGATATAAACTATATCCGACAACTAATATGTGGACATTTCTGAAACTTGATACAAGGAATGGTCGTATTTGGCAAGTGCAATGGTCGTTTGAAGATGACAAACGTTTTGAAACAGCACTATCTTTATATTCAGTTGTATGGAAAGACGAAGAAGTCAATGGACGCTTTATTTTATATCCAACAACCAATAATTATAATTTCATCATGCTTGACCAAATTAATGGAAAAACATACCAAGTGCAATGGTCTCAAGAACCTGATAAAAGAATCATCGTGCCAATTGAATGATATATCCAATTATAAAACAACAGTTAATTATTGGATAACAAAATCCATCCAGCAAATAGTGAGAAACAAATAATAGGGAATTCGAAACAGTTAAATACAGTCAAAGTTTAGCTGACTGAAAGAATTTTTTGATTACATTTTGTATTTTTGCATTTTTAAAGCGTTATTTGAAAAAAGCAAAACTGAGAAATCCGATGAAATCTGCAAGTTGGCAAATCGTAACCCGACAGAGCGTAACATTAATGTAAATTACTCAACGTCAGCACATAATTTGGTGTCAAGCTCTTTTGAGGTAGTAGATTACTGAAAATGTACTCTTCATCGTCCTTAATTTTTTTAGGTTCAAAATTAGTCGGTGAAGAATCCTTCGTCGGTACGCAAAACACGGAGGAAC